GATGTATAGAACATATACGCCAGACTTCCTGCTGCCTAATGGTATTATAATAGAAACTAAAGGTCGTTTTGTGGCTGCAGATAGGCGCAAACATCTTGCTATACAAAAGCAACATAAGAAGCTTGACATACGTTTTGTGTTTGAGAGCAGTAAGCGTAAGTTAAGTAAGGGTTCAAAGGGTACGTATGCCAGTTGGTGTGAGAAACATAACTTCTTATACTATGATAGGATTATTCCTGAGTCATGGTTAAAAGAAAAGAAGAAAGAGTCTTTATCACTATGGCTACTAGCAGATAAAAGTGTTATACCTTTCCCATTAAAAAAAATAAGGAGAGCATAACATGAAAGAAAAGATATTTTTAGACTTTGAACCTAATGATTTTATTATTCGTTTGTCACCATTACTAGACGACGATGGTCTATGGACTGGTGAGTTAAAGATAGGAACAATTACGACAGAAGAAAACAACTTAGATATAAATGACTACGATCACTTGATGTTTGTATCAACACTCGTGAGTGCATGTATACCTTTGATGGAAGAACGACAAGATTTTAGAGACATACTTTATAACTATACAAATGAGGCCATGAAAGAAACAAAACAGAAGCTTGAAGAGAAAGCAACAGTTGAGTCTAGAGACAACAATGTGATTAAAGTAAAGTTTCATTAGGAGTCAACATGAAAGTAAAAGTATTTTTAAGTCTGGATCTAGACGAAGAGGAGTATCCTGTACCTGTTGATGGGTTTGTGGATGAAGAGATTAGAGAAGCACTGCATGAATTTATATATGATATAGATGGTATGCATATAGAAACAATTAGAATAATAACGGAGTAGCATATGAACAACTATTTACCAACAGACTATCAAGCGTTTATACACACATCTCGTTACGCACGATGGTTAGATAAAGAAAAAAGACGAGAGAACTGGGGAGAAACTGTTGGCAGATATGTTGATTACATCTCTGACAAGATAGGCTATGAGTTAGATACAGATACACGTGAAGAATTGTATGATGCTATTGCTAGTCTTTCTGTTATGCCTTCTATGAGAGCATTGATGACTGCTGGCCCTGCACTTGATCGTGATAACACAGCAGGATATAACTGTAGTTATCTACCTGTGGACGATCCAAAGAGTTTCGATGAAGCTATGTTTGTATTACTGTGTGGTACAGGTGTAGGCTTTAGTGTAGAGAGGCAATTTATTTCCAAGCTACCTGAGATACCACCACTATTTGATAGTGATACAACGATTGTGGTAAAGGATAGTAAAGAAGGATGGGCAAAGGCACTACGTCAACTGCTTGCACTTCTATGGGCAGGTGAGATACCTAAGTGGGATATGTCATTGGTACGTCCTGCAGGTGCAAAGCTCAAGACGTTTGGTGGTAGAGCCTCTGGCCCTGCTCCACTTGTAGATCTATTCATGTTTGTTGTTGGCACGTTTAAGTCAGCACAGAATCGTAAGCTGTCAAGCATTGAGTGTCACGACATCATGTGTAAGATAGGTGAGATCGTTGTTGTGGGTGGTGTACGTAGGTCAGCTATGATTAGTTTATCTAATCTTTCTGATGATCGTATGCGTCATGCTAAGTCTGGTAACTGGTGGGAGTCAGCACCTCACAGGGCATTGTCTAATAACTCAGTTTGTTACACAGAGAAACCAGATATGGAAACATTCTTACGTGAGTGGACAGCACTTGTAGAGTCTAAGTCAGGTGAGCGTGGTATCTTTAACAGACAGGCTGCACAGAAGCAAGCAGCTAGGAATGGTAGGCGTGATCCTGATTGGGAGTTTGCTTGCAACCCTTGTTCTGAGATAATCCTACGTCCATACCAATTCTGTAATCTTACAGAGATAGTTGTACGAGCAACTGATGACATCAAGAGTCTATCTAATAAGGTAAAGCTTGCTACTATCTTAGGTACGATACAATCACAGTTTACTAAGTTCCCATACTTACGTAAGGTGTGGCAGAATAACACAGAGGAAGAGCGTCTACTTGGTGTGTCACTGACAGGTATCATGGACAATCCTTTAATGACCAGTAAGAACAAAGGTCTTGAACAAACACTCAAGCATCTTAGAATGATTGCTGTAAATACAAATAAAGAGTGGGCTGATAGACTAGGTATACAACAATCTACTGCTGTCACATGTGTTAAACCATCTGGTACTGTATCACAACTTGTAGACAGTGCAAGTGGTATACATGCGAGGCACAGTAAACATTACATACGGACTGTAAGAGGTGACAACAAAGATCCATTAACAAAGTTTATGATTGATCAAGGTATTCCTGCAGAACCCTGTGTAATGAAGCCAGATACCACAACTGTATTTAGCTTTCCTATTGAGTCACCCAAAGGTGCAGTCACTCGTAATGATATGACAGCTATTGATCAGCTTGAGATGTGGTTAGAATATCAAAGACATTTCTGTGAGCATAAACCATCTGTTACTATCACAGTACGTGATGCAGAGTGGATGGAAGTTGGTGCGTTTGTCTATAAATATTTTGATGAAATGTCAGGTGTGTCTTTCTTGCCACACTCTGATCATACTTATCAACAAGCACCATATCAGGATTGCACGAAGAAAGAATATCAGGCATTATCAAAACAACTTCCAGAGAAGATTGACTGGTCATTGTTGTCTAGTTATGAGGAAGAAGATAATACAGTAGCAATGCAGACACTTGCCTGTTCAGGTGATGTCTGTGAAATAGTAGACATAACATAAGGAGATCATCATGCAGAGTAAAGCAAAGATATTACCAACGGACTGTAAGGAAAGAAAAGCAATACCTGTTTACACAGGATTTGTTAAGTACTTTCCTAGAGCCATAGCAGAGGTAGCAAAGATATCTTATCACGGGGGATTACAACATGGACAAACGCCTGAGACTTTATTCTGGGATCGTGCTAAGTCTAAGGATGAACTTGATGCACTAATGCGCCATCTACTTGATGGTGACTGGGCGCAGGTAGCATGGAGAGCTATGGCTAACTTGGAGAAACAACTAGAGAAGGAGAGCAAATGAAGATAACTGTAGAAGATAAAGAATATGAAATAGATGAGAAAGATGAAGACATCATGGGTGTTGTACGTACTCTGTCTATTGGTAATAATTCATTGAATATACTAAATCACATGTCACAATGTGTACAGGCAATACAGAATACAAAGACAGACGAGCTAAAGGGGAAACTTAACTCAAAGGAGAAGTAAATGAAACGTATGTTATCAAGAAAGGAGAGAGGTCTTGGAAAATATGATGCCCCACTGAAGGTGCAATTTCAGCGAGGCTATGAAGACTTTAAAAGAGGTAGGGTAAATAACCCTTTCCATATGGACACTATGCAATTTAGAGAGTGGAACAGAGGCTTTAATAAAGCGTTTAGTGAAAATTTAAAGAGAGTTACTAAGCATGAACAAATTAGAGAAAGAGGCAGAGAACTGGTTGAAGGAGAAATATAACATGACAAACTTTAATTCGTATCAAATATCATCAGCTAAGTCAGCGATATATGATGACAAGTATAAGATATCCTACCCTGCACTTGGACTTGCAGGAGAGGCAGGAGAAGTAGCAAATAAAGTAAAGAAGTTAATGAGGGATGGTGTGGCTAACATGCCACCCACTTGGCGACAGGACATAGCCAGTGAGATAGGTGATGTGTTATGGTACTGTGCTGCACTTGCAACGGATCTCAATCTATCACTTGGTACGATTGCAAGTATGAATCAGGCAAAGCTTCGTGATAGGATGGACAACAACACCATAGGTGGAAGTGGTGATAAGAGATAAAAAAAGGGGGCTTAGTTGCCCCCACTTTTATTTTATCTAACTATCTTTGCAATACCTATTAATAGGTTCATATCTTTAAGGTTTGTTAGATCAGGATCTCTACCTTTCATTTCTAAAAACCTAGTCATAGCTGATGACCTTGCGTTCTTTGGAATCTTTCTCCATGAATCGTGTGCTATTGCTTCTCTACTAACATCTTTTTCTCCAACCGTACCAGCTATACTTTTTGCTCTACTTAATTGTTTATCTAATGTTACTTTTAATTTGCTAGATACCCACTTCTCTTTTGTTAAATCTCCTACGCTTATGCCTCTTTCTACAAGTCTATCATAGTCTGCTTCATATTGTGAACGTAGTGCCATACCTAGATTTGCTATTGCAGGTAGTATATTACGTATAACTTGGTTTTCATTTCTTTTTTGTGTAGGTATCTTAGATCTACTACCTAGTTTCCATTCAGTATATCCTAGCTCTTTAAAGAACTGTCCATAGTCCTCATCTTTTTCAAACATGTTAATACCAAAGATACCCTTAACAAAAGGATTAGGTCTTTGTTTATTCTCTGAAAAGAGAAACTCTCGTCTAGGTAACTCATCATCAGATGAAGGCGAAAATAAATTAGAAAAACCTCTAGCCCTAAATGGTCTAGTAAATTCACTAAAGAAATTGTCTGACGTATTTAAAACTGGATCTTCTGCAGCATCTGCAAAGTCCATAGTTCGCATACCTGCTGCTCTTTGTGCCTCAACTATCTGAGCTATAGGTGTGGCAAACGTAGAGAGATAGTTACCCACTGCTTTTGCAAAACCCTTTTGCATTCTTTCTCCTGCTACTGCATCATCACTTGATATGATTTCTGCAATGTCATTAAAAATTACATTACCTGTACCAACTCTTACGTTTGTACCAGCAAATGTTTGTATAGCTTCTCTATGGTCATACCAATCTGAGAATGTACCATTTGCTATTCTCTTTATCGCTTCACCTGCCCACATGTATTGTCTCATTGGGAACTGTGGTGTTACATCTACTCGCTTATCTCCAAACGCTAATAGTTTATAGTCTCCATCAACTCTTGATTTTGTTTCTTCATCTATATTCATAGACAGAAAGTCTGACCTGTACTGATAGGCTGCTATTATACCTGCAAGACCCATCACATTACGTGTTACAAGTTTACGTTCTACTTCATTTAATGC